ACCTGCGTCTGGTGATTTCATCAATGTCAAATCGCTTCTGCATCTTCGCCGTCAGCCTGTCCGCCATCTCACGCGCCATCGCTGGCTCGTTGATCATAGCCTTCATCGACTTGTACCACTTCTTCGGCTGCTTTTCGTCGACCAATACGCCATCCCAGCCGTCGGTTATGCAGTCGGCATACATGCAGACGTTGCTGGCGATGATTGCCTTGTTCATCCAAGCCGCCTCGGTGACCTTCAACTCCGACTTCAACCTGTTGAACTTATTGTCGCGCAGAGGCGCAAGCGCAACGTCAATGAAGTTGTAGCCGCCAACGTAGCTGTAAATATCCGCCGCCTGTATGCGTCCGTAGTTGTTGTTTTTACCCTTATTGCTAAAAACCTGTTCGTACTGCTGATAAATCGGGTTGCCTTCATTCCACCCGGCAAGGTACAGCATATATCGCCCTTCCAGCGTGTGATCGTCGCAGAGGCGCGACAGTGGCAGTTCCAGCAATGCCACGTCCTCGGTGTGCTGCGCAGCGCCGAAGTAGCCAAAGCGTAGGCGCTCGCTCTTGGTAGGTTGCGGTTTGAATTGGTCGTAAAGTAGGTGCGGCACGTTCTCGCAGATTGTCACGTTCCGGTTGAGCTTGACGATTTCATCGCGGAGGTACGTCGTAGTCGTGATGACCGCATCCGCAAGCTTGACGTGTTCGGCGACGATTGCAGACATGTTCGTGTCGTGGTAGTGCTTGTAGAAGCTATGCCCTGTCCCCAAGTGCCAATAGTCATCCATGTCAAGAATGATCTTCGCACCGTGCTGGCGTAGGATGTCAGCGACAGGCTTGACCGCCTCAATTGGCCCTGCGATCCAAGTGCGATTATACAGGAACACGTCAATCGTCCGCAGTTCTTCATCGCTCATGGTGCGCACGTCAGCGATGCTCACGAACTCGGCCTCACTGCCGAACATCTCATGGACGCGGCTTGAAGGCATCTCCAAGCGGTAATAGCTGCACCCTGTCGGATGCTGATTATAAACTATACATACACGCATGAACAAAGTTAGCCCAAAAAAAAGAACCCTGCGCCACCATCCGCAGGGTTCTCCAACCAACCAAAATGCACGCTAATATACGTTACGAACCGCCAGTGATCTGCGTTCCGCTGGTCAAAGCTGTAATTATTGAAGATGACACTTCGCTGCATGGCAACTCCTCCATGCCCGTAAACGTCATCTCATAGCCATTGCGGTCACCCATAGCCGTTCCTGTTTGCGCAGTTCCAGCGGTAACATCCAAACCATTCGAGCGACCCAGCAGCCAGTATTTGCCGTTCCTGTCAGTGACAATAGCCATCAGCCTATTCAACCCCAGCAGTCGCAGTTCGTTGCGCACAGCTTGCGTCATGCGGTTAATCGGGAACATTAACTCTTGTGTGTAGAAAATCGTGCCGTTTTCGGTTGAGGCGTTGACAGTTTCGGTGAACTGACCAGCGCCCTTCGGTACTTCGTATTTGTAAAATCCTGATGCAGGGAAAGTGCCAGTGACAACGCCCGAAGCATCCACGGCAATAGTACCAGTGACGCTGTTGAAGGCGATGAGGCGTACCTCCGTGATGCCGCCCACATTGTCGCGGCATCCTAATTTATATCCAGTTGTTAAGGCGCAAGGCATGTCTATTTCGTTTAGTTATTGACAAAAGAAAAGAAGCGGGGAGGGTTGCCCCTCCCCACGTCATCAGCCTGCAGGTGTAGTCGCGTTAGACGCTTTATACAACACCATCTGTTCAGGGAAGGCAAACTGCACACCGTACTTAAACGCTGCTTGGAAGCGCACTTGGTCATTGTCGTAGGATGCCCAGATGCGGAATTGATCTTCGTCGGAGAGCAAGTCTGTGCCGTAGTACAGGTTCTCAAGCGAAGTAGCAACGATCCTGCGCGTGTTGTTCATACCGTTGACTGCAACGATCTTGAGGTTCGTGCCGGGGTAGAACATCTCACCACCACCAAGCTGTCCGAGGTCGCCTTGGAATAGGTTTTCGCTGACCAGCTTATTAGCTAACAAGCGATACACGTCCCATCCGCAAAAGGCAACAAGGTCAGGCCTGCTCACGATCGCGACAGGGATGTTTTGATATACGTTTTCAAAAGCCGAAACGATAGTCGCATCGCTGAACGCAGCACCTGCCAACGATGACACGATAGACGCTGATGCCGTGGTTTTCTCCATCAGGTGCAAAAGTCCTACGGTTTTGTTCAAAGTCGCGTCACCGCTTATTGTAGCCGACCCTCCAGTCCATCCAGACGCGCCTGTCGCCGATGTCGACTGCCAAATAGCAGTCTCGATGTTAGCGGCGATCTTCTTAGCCTTCTGCGTTGCGAAAGCCTGCTCAAACGGCACGCCTTCGTAGTTGCTGCCCTGTGAAAGCTGGGTGGCAAGCCACTTTGTTTCCAACTCGCGAGGACACAACTCCTCTTGCACCTTCACACGCGCAACGCTGATAACGCGCTGGCTGAATGTTGTAGTTCCGTTGGCTACCCACGCGCACGCTGTAGCCGATTGAAACACGGCGTCGGTGTCCATAAGGTTCAACGCCTCTTGATTTTTTACGCCAACGCGCTTCTGCATCAGCGTCTGCGTTTTCGCGTCGAAAACGGCAGTGGTCAACAACGGGAGCTTATTCTGCTCAACGTAGTCGGTTAGTCCTCCAATTGAAAATGACATAGTTTATTTTTTAAGGGTTTTTAGGGTTTCATTCAATTCTGCAAGGCGGCTGGCGCGGCTCATCTTCACGGATTCAACAACCGCGTCGCTTGCTCTTTTCTTTGGCGCAGCGGTAGGCATCTGCGCCAACGCTGACAACGCCGTGTCAATAGTGCTGAACCTTGCGGCGTTAGCTTCAACCTCGCCGCCCATCTTCGCCATCATCTCCTCAACCTTTGCAGCCAAGGCAGCGATAGCCGCCTCCATAGCTTGCATCCTCTCTTCGTGCGGATCAGCAGGGTTCTCTTCGCCTTCGGGTGTCACTTCAATCTCTACCTCTTGCGCCTCAACGGCTTCAGTTGCCGGTGCTGGTGCAGCGTCGCCGATCTCAACGATCTTGCCGCCCTCGGTGGTCACCACTCCGACCTCTGGGATGCTATGCGCGCCATCAGGTGCAGGTAGCAACCCCTCTTCGGTGACGACGTAGACCAACGTGCCAACGGCTAACTCGCCATCGACGCGGATCATCGTGCCATCCTCCAATTTATAGTCGCTGAACGCCAACGGCGCAGCTGCTGGCGCTGGTGCAGCGGAGAAGCTACGCAGCACGCGTGTTAATTCTGAAATTCGATCTGATAGGTTCATAGTGTTAAATATCATTGGTTTTGATAGTATGCAAAAAACTTTCAAAGGCTTGGGCAAACTCCGCCATCGCCACCTCTATCTCCGTGTCCGTTGGCTGCATCCCGAAGTAGCCTTCAATGCTGAACCCGGTAAACTGTTCGCGCTCCTCCCACACCTTGTCGTTGTCAACTTTGAACGATCCGAACCAGCTGCCATTCTTAGCATCCTCATATCCTTTGGGTGGGTTGATGCCTCGGTCTCTGTCGATCAGGTAGCTTTCAAACATGTACACGCCATCAAGCTCGGTGCTATGCTCTGCGTTGACGTTGTGCTGATTGCCCTGCTTAAAATACTTCTGCACCATCTTGCGGATGGTTTCCCTTTGGAAAATCACGAAGTACTCGCCCCGCGTTTTGTCACGGCGTATGATCGGCGTATCGGCCAGCATCAACGGCCCTGTCAACACGCGCTTTTCGCCTGTTTCGGTGAATCGCATCTTCTCCTTACTGAACGCCTGAAATGGCCGTTCAATCGCAGGGGATTCAACGAGTGCGACGTAGCTAACGCCTTCGTCAACTTCGTCAATGGTCATCAGGTAGACTGGTAGTTCCATAGCGTTAAATATCATCAGTTGCCCAACTGTGCAAATTCGCTGATCCTACGCAAGCGCCCTGATACTGTGCGCACGTCTGATTCAACGACATACGCACGCATGCCTTGACCTTGCCCTCCACCTGCGCCTTCATTCGGGTTGGTCAGCTGGCTATTCGGGTTCATCACTCCGCCTCCCGATGCGAAGCCTCCTGTCGTTGGAGGTGCTGACCCGCCACCGCCGCCCATATCGGCATTTGACGATCCCTGAAACTGCTGGTTGCTGATAGCCTTAACGCGGATTGCCGCTGCCGCCGCTGCCGCCGCCGCCAAGATATAACTCAACGGAGGTGGTGCTGACTTAAACGCTTTTTGCGTTGCCGTGATGCCGTCAATTATTGCAGTACCCATTGACGCCTTCTTGTTGATGTCAAAGGCTCTGCGCTGTGCTTTTTCGCTCTTGCCGGAAAATAGCGTTGTTAAGTCTGCGATGCCTTGCAGCACTTGCTTGGCGCGATCAATTTTGCGCTGCGCCCTCATTGCATCAAGTGCATCATCATCCGCGTCTGCTTTTTTCTGCTCTGCGACGCCTGTTCTTTTGACAACCACTAACTCCTGCTCAACTTGTTTGCCTTTTTGTAAAAACTGCTCCAAGCCATTAACACCAGCGTAGATATATAATGCGTCATTCTCGGCCTTCTTCTTGTTAAAGGCTTCAACGGCTCGAAGGTAGTCCTCCTGATCCTTCTTCTTTTTATCGAGCGCCTGCTTGTTGATGAACACCTCGTATTGCGCTCGCAATAGGTTGTGCTTGTGATAAGCCTCTGCCAGAGCTTCCTCGTCTTTAGCGTTTTTAATTCTCTGCCTTGATAAATCAAACTCTTTGGCGAAGATTTGCATCTGCGATTCGCCTCTTGCCTCCATTACTTCGATTTGCCTCTCCAACTCCAAAGTCACGTCTGCAACCGCTTTCTTCGGCTCAATGCCCAAGAATCGCTGCACCGCTGCCGTCAATTTATCCCAGTTTGACACAAGCAAGCCGATGGCTACCACCGCCGCGCCGATGCCTGTTGCTATGAGCGCCAATCGAAACGCCTTCATCGCCCCTGTGCTTGTGCCGACTGCCAACGCATAGGCACGCTGCGCCGCCGCGTTCAGGTTGACCATAAGCGCGGAGTCCTTGTTCAAAGCATTGGCAACAGCCGTTGCACCATTGACCAACGCCAACGCCGCCTGTACTTTCATCATTGCCTTCTGCACGTCCTCACTCTCCTCACCGAACAGTGCCGCTGCACCCTGGGCAACAGCAAAGCCGCCTGCGATGCCTTGTATCGCAGAGGTGAACGTGTCCAGCGTTCTGGTGTCCGACGCCAACGCCTTGACCTGTGCGCTCGTGTCGCCGATAGCGTCCTTCAGCGATCCTGCCTCGGCAGCCATCCGCCGGAACTGGTCGGTGTTCTTCTGCCCCGCCGCTTCGAGGTCAAGCATCTGCTTCTGAAGGTCGCGGAGGCGCGCCTTCGCTGACTGCGTCGCCTTCTGGGTGTCGTCCTCCGCCCTGACCTTGACGGTGATCTCTTTGTCTACTTCTGCCATTACTTGCCTTTTATTGGGTTGACGATTTGCGGGTAATACTCACCTTGCACCTCCGCGTTGAGGTTGTAGTTGCCAACAGGGTCGACAGACTGCGCGCTGAACTCGGCGAGGTTTAAGATGCGGCGCAGCGTCACCCGGCACATGACGTTCTGCCCAATCCTGTAATCTTTGATCTCAAGCAGCCGCCACTTGATGCCGTGCCAGTAGATCGGGATGCGGAAGTCAATCGTAGCGATGTCGGTGACGGTCAGCAGGAAGGTTGCCTCAACCTGCATCGCCTCCTTGCTTGCGATTTCTTCGATGTAGTTGTGCCAGTACGCGTTGAATAGGTTGTTGTTCGTGTACGGCGTGAAACCTGCCTGACCGTCCGGCAAGGCAAAGTAAAGCTGCCTTGGCATACCAAACGCCAAGTCCTGACTGGGGTTGTACGGATTGTCAACATGCCCGATGTATGGCAACGTGTCACCACTTACCCAGCTACTTACCGTGGTCTTGAAGCCATCAATCCAAAGCCATGTTTCAACGCTGCCACTTGGCGACGGCTGCATCTTAACGTAGTTGTACTGCGCCAGCCTGTAACCTGTCTTCATGGTACGTATGCTGCCATCCGCCTCCACGTCCCACGTCCTGCCCATGACGATATTCGTGCGATACTGCGCAGGTATGACCGTTGCCGCCTTTGTTTCGATGACCTGCTCACCGCGTCCGTAGAAGTTGTCGGTGTCGTACTGCCTTGATCCATAGCCTGTCTGCCAAGTGTTGCGGTACTGCTTCGATAGCGCCTCGCCACCATCGCGGTACGCAAAGGTGAAGCGCTTGCGCAATTCAGGATCGCCGCATACCATTGTCATCTCCGCGTTTTCGTCAGACTTCTGCGACCAGTCAACGACGCCGCTGGAGTAGAACGTAGTCCACGGCTCAATGTAGATGAGCGACGGATCTTGCGGCGACTGGTAGAAGTACAGGTTAAACATCTTCTGCAAATCGGCGAGTAGGTCAATCTGCAAAGTGTCGGCAGGTAGCGCCGTGCGCATGTCCATTGATTGGCCGACAACGGAGAAGCGCTCCAGTAAGTTGACCTGCAACGTACCGGCATCCATCGTTGAGCCTCCTGTGTCGCAGTCAATCGTTATCTTCAACGTGCCAGCGGCGAGGAAAACGAGGGTAGCGTCAAGAGATAGAACGCGCTCCGTAGTGCCAATTGTTTCGGTGATTTGGATGTTGTTCCCATACTGATCCTCAAGCACGTTGCCGGCATTGTCCTTCGCCGATATGATGAACGTAGTCGGGTCAGCGCCGCCAGCAAACAGGCCTTCAAAGCGAAGTCGATACATGCCTGCATATTGGCTGCTACTTGTATAGAGGCCAGTCGTAGTGTTGACCTTACCGTCGCCGCCGTTGAAGAACGGATCGCCAGTTTCGTCAAAGATTATTGTCTTTTCTTCGGCGGCATCCCACGTCACTAAATCGCTGCCAACATAACACTTATCCGAGGCGCTAACATAAGCGAAGGCGTCGCCCGCGTAAGGGATGACCATGCGCTCAAACTCCGCGGTGTCAAAGAAAGCCGACTGATAGCGATAGCCGTGCTGCGCGAAAATTAAGTCGACCATCTTCTTGACCCAAATGTTTGGCCGCATCAACTCAATCGGGATCAACCTGTCGAAGATTGGCGTGACCGACGTGAACAGCGGTGCTAAAGGACCTGTTGGGTTGCTAACATCGTAGCAGTGGAAGTGGCCAGCCGCGTCAATAATGCCGTAGACATAACCACTTGCATCACTGTAACTGTCATCCCAACTACCTGTGACCAGCGACACGCTGAAGGTGTGGTTCATGCCTGTCACGCCCACAGTGTCGACAAGCTTGACGTCGGCCATGTTGCTAAATAGCGCCACCTCCTCGCCATAGATAGCGACCTCATAGGTCGCTTGGTTCTTCATCACCGTCATTGACAACAGCTGCATAGTGCCAGCGAATACCTGAACGCCGTCACTCCACACTGCGCACTTGACCTGCTTGTTTGGCGTGAAGCCACCGACAAAGCTCTGCACATTGTATGCGTGGCGGAAGGCCGCATCGTTGCCCTTCGTTGAGGGCAGCGCAATCGTTTTGCTGAACGCACCCTTGCGCTTGGTGACGTCAGCCAAGTCCTGAACGCTGAAAGTGACGGCAATATCCGTGTCACCCGAAACGTCAAGGTCAAAGCCTGACGACGGCGCATCCGCGTCCGGGTAGCAGACGAACTTGACGTTACTCATAGCGCCGTGTTTTCGTAGCCAACTTGAACGTCAAGGCTGATCTGCTGCAATTTATCAACCACGCGCTTGCGGACGTTGTAGGTGTTTGTCTGCATTATGACCGGCACCAGCTGCGTGCCAAGTTGAATCCAGCACTCGGGAGCGTAGATCATCTCTTGAAGCCAGCTGAACTCCGCATCGGTAAGCCAGTCGCTGTTCAGCGTGTAGGTGTCTCGATACGTCACCGACCACTGCTTGTCGTAAACGTCATCGCCGTAGACACTGGCGTTGTAGCCGTAGGTCTTACGGTCAACATCCACGCGCTGCCTGTTCATACGTGTGAAGGTATAGCCATCAACGCCGCCGTACATGTTGCGGAAGAAAACACGCAGGTCGTTGTAGCGCTGGCAGTTGTCAATCACGTAGGTGTATGCAGCGGTGCGGCTGAACGCGCTTGTATTCGTGCCTGCCGTATTGAAAGTCACCAAGAC